GACCACGTTACTAGCGCAACTATTAACCGTAGTTTTGATGAGCTTGAAGTTACAGCTATGGGCGATACCGCACATAAGTTTGTAAAAGGTTTAGAGGCCAGCACTATCACGCTTGATTTTCTAAACGATACGGCAGCATCAAACGTACTTGCAACCTTGCAAGCCGCGTGGGGTACTACTGTACCGCTAACATTAAAACAAACTAGCGCGGTAATATCTGCAACTAACCCAGAATATCAAACCACAGTATTAGTTAATAACACTACAGACATTAACGGCGCTGTTGGCGATATTTCTACACAGAGCATTACATTTACTTGTAACTCACCTATCGTAGTAGACGTAACACAATAACTAAAACAAAGGGGCACAAAATGGCAAAGCTTAAAATAACAAGGGCAGACGGCAGCGTAACCGAGCATAAGATTACGCCCCGTATTGAGTATGCCTTTGAGATGTATGCAAAAAAAGGTTTTCACAAAGCCTTTAGAGATGATGAAAAACAGAGTGACGTTTATTGGCTTGCTTGGGAGTGTTTACGCACTAGCGGGGAAGTAGTAAAAAGTTTTGGGGCAGATTTTCTAGAAACCTTAGCTAAAGTTGAGGTACTAGATGATGACCCCCTGGAATAGTTGGGCGCGGTAGTTTTGGTTATCTTATTGCACAAATTGCAGTAGAAACCGGGATACCGCCCCAATACTTATTAGACTTAGATGATGTAATGTTTAAGAATATATTAAAAGTTTTAACAGACAGAGCTAAGGCGGTGCAAGATGCCAACAGAGGTAGAAAACGCGCTTGAGCTTAGACTTGCACTAAAAAAATATATGCCAGATTTAGCTAAAGAAACTCAAGATGAAATGGCTAATGCGCTACGCCCTGTGGTAGCTAGAGCTAGAGGTTTTATACCGGCAGACTCAAGATTATTAAGCGGTTGGGTTAAAGGCACAGCTAGTATAGATACTATTAACTATAGGGCTTTTCCAACCTTTAGTAGTAGTGATGCTAAGCGCGGTTTAGGTTATAGGGTTACACCGTCTAAGCCTAATAAATCCGGGTTTGTATCTTTAGCTAGAATACAACAGGCTAACGCGGGCGGTGCAATTTATGAAACTGCCGGGCGTTTAAGTCCAAACGGTAAAAGGCAAGGCCCAATAGTAGACCGTTATAAAAATGGCGTTTATGACCATACTACGCATACCGGTAAACAATACTCAACAAGCCTAAACCCTAATGCTGGACAGCAATTCGTAGATAACTTAAAAAGTACCGGGCCTTTAGTAAGTGCAAGGCCTAAAGGTCTTAAAGGCAGACCAAGCCGTAAACAAACAGGCCGCGCTATGTATAGAGCCTACGCTGAAGATAACGGCGTGGCTTTAAGAGCTTTAATGAAAGCTATAGAAAATGCTAAATATAAGTTTGAAGAAAAAATGGGTGCATAATGGCTACCGAATTACTAATAAATATAGTTAGCCAAGCAACGGGTAAAGGCTTTCTAGAGTCTGAAAAAGCCGTAAACAAATTAGAAAAAAAGGTAAAAAGTCTAGGCAAAACTTTAGGCATAAGCCTTGCTGCCGGCGCTGCATTAAAATTTAGTAAAATCTTTGTAAAAGCCTTTGCAGAGGACGAAAAGGCAGCCGTACAATTAACTAAGGCTGTAGATAATTTAGGTATAGGTTTTGCTAACCCGTCTATAAATAACTTTATAGAAAATCTAGAAAGAACAGCGGGCATATCTAGAACTGAGCTTAGGCCAGCATTTCAAGATTTATTAACTACTACAGGCTCTTTAACTAAAGCGCAAGACATATTAAATAAATCTATAATTATTAGCCGAGGCTCTGGCATAGCTTTAAGCACAGTTACAGAGGACTTAACTAAGGCTTATTTAGGCAGCACTAAAGGTTTAGAAAAATATAAAACAGGTTTTACAGGGGCAGAGTTAGCAGCTAAATCGTTTTCAGAAAACTTAGAAATACTTTTAACCTTAAATAAAGGCGCGGCAGATGATTATTTTACTACAACAGCATATAAACTAGAGTTATTAGCTCTAGCAGGTGAAAGCGCTAAGATAACAATAGGTGAAGGTTTAGTAGAGGGTTTAGGCAATTTTGCAGGTAGCGGTGAGGCTAGTGATGCACAATATGTGATAGATAATTTAGCTACAGGGTTTGCTAACCTATTTAAGCTTGTTGGCGCTGTTGGAGGCCTTTTTACTGAACCTTTAAGACTTTTTGGTATAGATGAAATTTACGATAGGCCAGAAACAGTAACTAGCAAAGAAACAGAGTTTACAAAAAAACAAAAAGAAATAATAGCAAAACTAGATGCAGCGGCAGCTAAACGCGCGAAAGCGCTAGCAGACCTTGCTAAAAAACAAGCTAACGCCGAAATATTAAAAAGAGAAGAAAAAGAAAAACAAGCCAAGCTAGATAAGGCTGCCTTAGCTTTAGGCAAGGGTGAAGATGTATTTGATTTAGACCAGATACAGATAGCGGCAGCAATTTTAGCAACGCAAGAAAATATACAAAAACTAGGCACAGCGGCTACAGACCAGCAAAAACTACAGCTAGCCAATGATGCACAGCGCCTAACAGTTAAACAGTTAATGTTAGATTTAGAAGATGCTATAGCTGCTAAAGATGTAGAGCGCGCTACTAGCCTGTCTAAGCAACTAAATACAGAGCTAGCAATACTAGGTACGCTTACAGGCCAGACCTACAAGCTAGGTGAAATAGACAAAATACTAGAAAAGTTTAAGCCTAAAGACCTTATAAACCTAGATAACCTAGATGCAGCTATACGCAAATTGCTAGAAATTGCAGGCTCACGGTTTGACTTTTTAAGCCCTATTATGCCTAGCCAAGATAGGTCAGGTATAAACGATTTAGAGCAAGATATATTAGACCGCTATAAAGCGGGTGACCCAAACGCTATTAGAGCTGTAGACGCACACGCAGACGCTATTAGTATGCTGGCAGAGTCAGAGCTAGCGCTAGCAGATGCGTTATTAGAAGAAAGCATACGCGCATTAGATATAGCTACAGCAAGCCTAAGCCCTAGCGGGTTGCCTAGTTTTGGCGGCTTTGACCCTGCCCGTTTCCGTATGGCAGATAACATAATTGTAAACGTTAATGCAGGTGTAGTAGGTAGTGAGGACACAATAAGCCAAGCTGTACAAAAAGCCATATTAGACCTAGAGCGTAAAGGTGACCCGCTGCGTTACACCGGTGGGCTATGACCCTGCCAGTAATAAACGCTGTTATTAACTTTAGTACCGGGCCTAGCTTTGCTCAAGCTATGATTTTAGATACAGGCATATTAGATACAAACGTGCTAGCAGATAGCGCGTCAGTAATTGTAGATGTGTCTAACGTAGTAGATACAATACAAACCAATAGAGGCCGTAACCCACAAGCCGACCAATTTCAAACAGGTACGCTCACTATGCGTATTGTAGACCAAAACGGCGATTTTAACCCACAAAATACAGGCGGCCCGTATTATGGCTTGCTAGACCCTATGCGTAAAGTGCAGATAACAGCTACTTACGCTAGTACTACCAACCCTATCTTTAGCGGCTTTATCACTAGCTACACTACTACTACACCTAAAAACGCAGATGAGGTTACTTATACCACGATTACGGCAGTAGATGCGTTTAGACTTGCCCAAAATGCACAGATAGCAACGGTAGCAGGGGCAACCGCTGGAGATTTGAGCGGTACGCGTGTTAATCAAATATTAGACCAGATAGGCTGGCCTAGCTCTATGCGTGACGTAGATGCAGGGCTAACTACAATGCAGGCAGACCCCGGCACAGCGCGCACTAGCCTTGCAGCCCTTAACACAGTAACCCTAAGTGAGTACGGGGCTTTCTATGTAGATGCTACAGGCTCGTTTGTCTTTCAAGATAGAAACGTGACCACGGCTAGCATAGGCGGCACACCTACCGTCTTTAACGATAACGGCACGGCTATAGGCTATTTTAACGCTGTTTGGCGCTTAGATGATACGTTGGTATTTAACGCGGCTAGCATTACCCGTACAGGCGGTACTACGCAGGTAGCTACAGATGCAGCCTCTATTGCCAAGTACTTTACACATAGCTATAACCAACAAAATCTACTAATGCAGACAGACGCGGTAGCCCTAGATTACGCTCAAGCCTATGTAGCTAGCCGTAAAGAAACCTCTATAAGATGTGATGCCATTACCCTAGATTTATACACAGATAACTATAATGCCGGCATAATCGCCGCCCTAGAGTTAGATTTTTTTGACCCTATAACTATCACTACAAACCAACCGGGCTCATCTACTTTAACTAAGACTTTGCAGGTGTTTGGCGTAGCTATGGCAATTACGCCCGGCAGTTGGCGTGTCGTTTTGACCACGCTTGAGCCAATAATAGACGGCTTTATACTAGACTCTGCTATATACGGCCTGCTAGATACAGGCGTTTTAGCCTACTAAGGGGGTAACAATGGCAGCGGGCTTAGGATTTAAGACCTTTACTACAGGTGAGGTATTAACAGCCGCGGACGTAAACGGCTATTTAATGCAAGGCGTATTAGTTTTTGCTACAGAGGCAGCGCGTAACAGCGCCATAACTAGCCCACAAGAAGGGCAATTTGCATTTACTAAAGATACTAACAGCTTATGGTATTACACAGGTAGCGCGTGGGCAGCTAGCGGCGCAACAGGTGATATAGAGGGCGTTACAGCTGGTACAGGTATTAGCGGCGGTGGCACTAGCGGCACAGTAACTATTACTAACTCTATGGCTACTGCTATAGATGCTAAAGGTGATTTAGTAGTTGGCACGGGTGCAGATGCGTTTAGCCGTTTAGCTGTAGGTACTAATGGTCAAGTCTTAACAGCGGATAGCGGTGAGGCAACAGGGCTAAAATTTGCAACGCCTGCTAGTGGTGGTGGCAAACTTTTGCAAGTAGTTCAATCAGTAACTACAACTGCAGTTGCCATAACAGCAACCTCTTTAACTGATACAAATATTAGTGCAACAATAACGCCAACACTAAACACATCAAAAATCTTGGTTTTAATAGACGCTTATGTTTTAATTGCGAGAGCGGGAAATGCAAATATATTCACAGGCGCAGCACTAAAAAGAGGTGCAACCACAATTTATGACCGCAGCAACGAGGCAGGTGTTGGCGGAATGATTGTTTCGGGCGTTGAACTTAGTCAAAACTTTTGTTTCAATTTTTTAGACAGTCCAGCGACAACAAGCGCGACAACTTACAAATTGCAATTTGAAATGGAACAAGTAGGCGGAAGTGCTACTTTCCAACGCAGCAATAACCCCTCGTCAATAACTCTTATGGAAATAGGTGCATAATGACACAAGATGAAAAAGTTAAAGCGATTTTTCACATTAGACCACTTTCGGAATTTGTCATCCGCGAAATGGAGTTGGAATGGTTAGACTCTAATCAAACAGAGCCAACCGAAGCAGAAATTGAAGCAGGTTGGCTTGCTTATCAAGCAGCACAGATAGCCGAAGCCGAAGCAAAGGCAGAAGCGAAGGCAGTAGCACAGGCTAAACTAGCCGCGCTTGGCCTAACAGTTTCTGACTTGGAAGCCCTAGGCCTGTAGCACAATTCCTCAAGAAAGTGCCTACATAAATTATTATGCTAACAAGTTATAACGGTTGGCCTGCCAGTAAAGACCCGGCAGAAATTGGCATAAAGAGTTATGCAGTACCCGGCACTAATAGAAAACTTAGATGCGCTGAGGCTGTAGCACCTTTGCTAGTAGGTTTTGCCGCTGAGTTCCACGCGCTAATAGAGCCAATAGATGAAGGCGCTTTAGATGAGTGGGGCTATGCTTTCCGTATGGTGCGCGGCAGTACAGACCGCCTTAGCTGCCATAGCAGCGGTACAGCTATAGACCTAAACGCAACTAAACACCCGCTAGCAGCTGTGGGCACGTTTCCAGCCGAAAAAGTACCTATGATTAGAGCGCTAGCAAAAAAGTATGGCCTAACGTGGGGCGGGGATTACCGTAACCGTAAAGATGAAATGCACTTTGAGGTTAGCATAAATGCAGAGAAAGCGGCTAAGCGCATACTAAAGTTAAGCAAAGGGCTAACCGACTAAGGGGCAGAGCAGGTTAGGTAAATGAATAAAAAACAAATAGAGGCAGCGTTATACAGCTATGGGCGCGCCGCGCTAGCAAGCGTTGCAGCTCTTTATATGTCTGGCATTACAGACCCTAAAGTATTGGCTAACGCCTTTATCGCCGGGTTAATTGGGCCGTTAGTAAAGGCAGTACAGCCCAACGAGAAGCAATACGGCGTAGGCGCTAAGTAGTGCGAGCCCTGCTAGGGGCTATGGTACTTACAATGCTCTTAGCAGGGTGTGGCTATGACGGCTGGGTTAGGTATCCGTGCCAAAACTATGAAAACTGGGAAAAGCCAGAGTGTAACCCGCCTCAATGCAGAGCAACGGGCGTATGTACAGAGGACTTAATTAATGCTAATGAGTAGAGAACGTACAAAATTAACGCCCGAGGACATACACGCCCGGCTAATCTTTTTCATAGGCGCGGTGTTAGCTGTAACCTTTTTAACTATAACTACAGGCGCGGTATATGCCCTAGTCTTTGTAACACAACCCATAGGGGCGCAAGCGCCTAACGATAGGGACTTTATACAGCTGTTACAGACCCTAGCTATATTTTTAACAGGCGCTCTAGGCGGGGTACTTGCTGGTAATGGGCTTAAATCTAAGGCTGATAAAGACACAAAGAAAGACACGCCGCTAGAAAGCTAGCAATATGTCTTAGGTATAGGTCATACTTTTACTACACGCTGAGAGGGCTACTTAGTGTAGTAGTTTTATCAGCCTTAACAAAGGGTGATTTATGTTAGCTGATTTAGCAGTAATTACATTAACTGTACTAATCGTAGGGCTATTTATGCTTGGCGCTTATCGTACTGGATACCGCGAGGGCCACGGTGACGGCTATTTAAGAGGGCGCAATATAGCTAAGGCGCTTAAAGAGGTAAACAAATGAGCTTTTTAGACGGCTACGAAGATGTAAACGCGCGCATAAAAAGAGCGCGTACAGAGTACCCGGGTTTGCGATTAGTAGCTTACATAGAGGACATAGACCTAAAAAACGGCTATATCTTAGTTAGAGCTGAGGCTTATAAAAACTATGAAGATGAAAAACCAAGCGCTGTAGATTATGCGCTAGAGGTTAGGTCAGACCGCGGCGTAAATGCTAATTTCTGGGTAGAGAATTGCGTAACGTCTGCTTATGGGCGCGTTATTGGGTTGCTTAGCCCCGGCGGTGTTGGTAGGCCTACTAGGCAAGATATGGAGAAAGTAGAGGCTATCCAAACGCCATTACAGACACGCGGAGCAGGTGGGGCAGTACCTAGCGCCGCTAAGTCAATAAGCGCCCTAAAAGCCAAGCTAGGGGCAGAGACAATGCCAGAGCCGCCAATATGTACACACGGGCATAGGGTTTTACTAGAGGGCATAGGTAAGACAGGCAGGCCATACAGGGGCTATATGTGTAGCGATAAGGTAAAAGCTAAACAATGCACGCCAATATGGGCTAAACAGTATGGCGATAAATGGTTAATGCCAGATGACCATAACGAGGTAGTGCTAGAGGCAGGACGTAACCTAGACCCGATAGCAGAGCGTGAGCCTGTTCCGGATGAGCTATTAAGCGATACAGAGAGGGCTAACCGTGCAACCAATTAGACAGACAGAGTTAGGTTTAGAGCGTGAAGCAAAGGTAGCTAATTATCTAACGACGGTTTACCCGTGGGTTTTGACGGCTACGCCTAAGTACTATTTTACTGATTTCCACATAAACGAAAAACAGGGTAACGGCTTTGAAAGCTACATAGGTGATTTAGAGGTTTTATGGTGTAACTATTCTTACACACAGCCTACCTTTGTAGCCTATACAAAGCTGCAACAAATGAGCATACTGCCGCTGTTCAAAGACTTAGAAAGCGCCTATCACCGGCTAGTCTTTAGGTTTACAGACGGCCTATTTATAGTGCCAGTAGAGGCCCTGCAACCGTTTAGGCCTATTGTACATAATCACTTTGTACGTGAAGATGTAACAAAGCTAGTAGTACGCCTAGAGCTTGCTAACTATATTCAATTCTTTACACCAATAGTTATTAGATAATGGGGTTAAAAACTATGCTTTATATAGAGGCTAAATGCAGACAATGCAAGACGGCTACCTTGCAAATAGAGCGC